TCGCCGTAATGATGCTAGACCTCGGTACGGACATATACACGGTATCAAAGCTACTAGGCCATCGGGAATTGTCCACGACACAGATATACGCCAAGGTGCTTGATAAGAATAAGCAAAAAGCGGTTTCAAGCATTCCGAATATACTCGGAAATGAAAATAAAAGTTAAAAACACAAGGTTTCATAAAATTATTTGTTGCAATATTTGGTAACATCAAAATAAGTTTGTAACTTTGCATTGTCAATAAGACATAAGTTTAATTTTAAAAAGGTCGGTGCCAGACCGAAACAACGGCTTACAATTATGAAGATTGCAGAATTGAGACAAGGACTTCAAGTGGTTGAAACAACTATTGGGATGAATGGTTATCCCAAATGCGTAAAAAAGGCCGTTATCGGCTTTGACAGCTACGAAGAGGCAAAAGAAATGGCCGAGACATTGGGCTTGAATGTAGAGTGCTTGCGTATCCGTGACGGATGGCAGTTTTACGAGCGTAACAACACCACCATGTACAACGCATGGACGGCCAATGAGGTTTACTGCGAAGATAATACCGTGTGGGAGAAATGCTCTTTTGAAGAATTCGCAGAGCGCGAAGACCTATACGACACTATCAAGGACTTTGACAACTTCGATGAGGTTGAGGCTTACATCGCCTCTCGCAAAGAGGTATTCGAAGAGATTGAAGACCTTGGAGAAGACGAGGTTCTCATCGAAGATAGGGAGAACGCCTACACGTTCAAATCGCCTAAGAAACTAATGAAGTATCGTGAGGACGTTTGGGAGTACGCTATCGCAGTTGTTGAAGAATAAAACAAAAGCCCCGATGTGGTTATGCATCGGGGCTTTAACAAATATATGATTAGGAATGAACGTAAGCGCATCGGCGTGCGTATTGCATCCCTGCGTGAAGAAAAGGGTTACACCCACGAGCAACTAGCCAAACAGGCAGACATGTCCATTGGCGAACTAATCCGACTTGAAAAGGGGCGGAATAACATAAAACTAGTAGACTTAATAGCCGTGGCCAATGCGCTAGGCGTGTCGATTGAATTGCTTAACAAAGGATAATATGGCTAAGGAACTTATCGCATTAACATTGCCCGAATTCGGGTTTGTTTCAGATGACTTGAATGGTGAGCTAAGAGGGCGTAATGTGATTATACACATTCGCTCAATGTCCATCATTGAGATATTGGAGCGCGAAAATGTGTATTACTACGAACCTGATACGCTCTATCATAAGTTTGAGTACAAAAACATCTTTGGCGAAATTGAACACCTCGTAGCCTTGTTACATGTCTGTACGACATTTGACAAGGAGATAGATGGAGCATACATATTAGATAACATTATCAAGCCTGCGTGTGAATTTTATATGAAGTTCGCCACAATGGCGGACAATGAAATGCAAGAGGAGGACGAAGAATGGCTGTAATAAAGACTTTATCAGAAAGAGAGCGCATCGGGCAAAAGATTGCCTCAATGCGCCAAGAGGCGGGATTGTCCCAAGCGCAATTGGGTGAAAGGTGCGGTTTGGAGCGATTTCACATCAGCCGAATAGAGAGTGGACGACATAGTGTCGGCCTCGACACGCTGGCAGCCATCGCGAGGGCGATGGGTAAGACATTAGATTTCGTTTGAGTTAAATGAGGGTGTGCCATTATTTTGGTATACCCTCTTTTTTTTGTCAGTAAATCCCTTTTGCCCTTATCTTCGCCTCCCACTCTCCGCTGCTGTCCTTGTGCACCTGAACCTGCGTCAGTGCATTTCCTCGCGCAATGTATATGCTTCCGTCAGAATAAGCGTATAAGAATGATTTTGAAAATCGCTTCTTGTAGATTTTATTCCCATTTTCATCCCATACCGTCACCTTAACGCCCTCCACAAACAAGTCTCCGAGTTCGGCAGCCTTTAATTCTATGGTAGCGTTGTGGTATTCTTCTTTCTCTATTACAACAACACCGCACTCCCTCTCGACAGTCACACCGAATGTCGGACTTGCCGTTTCTTCTGTCTGCTTGCCGTCCTTTGCAGCGACACTGATTGAAAAGCACGCCAAAACCAAGATTGTAAATATCACTTTCATACTGAATGTGTTTGAATTATTGCACAAACATCGTACCCTTGCCCGTCAGCAGCCAATTAGCCGAAACCCCGTAGTCGCGCACAAGTAGGCTTAACCATCCAGCTTCGAAGAAACCGCGCCCACGGTGCTTGCGTTGGGCATAGAAGTGAGGGCGGGCAATGTTGTTCGTTTCGCAGAAGTCCTTGGCCGTCCTTATAAGCCCCTGCTCGACGCAGGCAGAAAAGGCGGTGAAAAACCGCTCCATAATCGCCAATGTGTCTTGGCTGTACGCGCGTGGGCTGCTCATAGTTTTATTATTTCTGTTTCACAAAAAGCATCCCATTATATTCGAATGAGAATGCATCCTTTATCTTAATGTCTCGCGAAACGGTCTTACCAATAAGCTTTGGGTAGAGTTTTAGTCGAAACGAATTATCATTGAACTTGTCTTCCACGCTATATCTCCAATGTTCTTTTGTCTCTAACAAGTGGTCGCTATAATATTCTAGTACATCACACTCGCCAAAAATCTTTACCCTGCTAACAACTCCGCTGTTTTCCCATTCTTCTATTATTGGCGTAGAGTAAGGGGTGAATGTGATTTCGCACTTCTTACTCCAACCCTCACCGCTCGTTATCTGTTCACCCAAAAACTTGCCATTCAAGATGTTAGCTACCTTGTTGATGTCGCCAAACGTCTTGTCGAAGACAAACTCCTTGTCGTTATCTTTTGAACAAGACACTACCAATAGCGCGATTAGGGCTATAATTGAATATAATTTCCTCATAATATCTTTTTTTGTAATTTCTCTAATCTACAAAGATACTTATTTCTTTCTTTTTCTATGTGTCTTGGCTGTACGCGCGTGGGCTGCTCATAGTCTTGTTATCTTATCCGATGATACTTATATACATGCATCCATGACAGTGACTTGTCGTGTAACTCGATGGTGTTATTGTCTATTATCGTGTACGAATATTCTTTTGTCGTCACGATGCTGTACTTTCCTTCAGGAGTGGTTTCGTTCATCCCTATTTTCTTTTCTTTCGGGTCGACATTGAAATACATGTTCCATTTTTGCGGAGTATTATCAATGTACACAAATTCACGTGTGACGTTTCCATGAAACCACATAACGCCACCTGCCGCACCCTCTATCCATTTCTGTTTACCGAACGGGGTGAACGTCAAGACTTCATCGGACACTCCGCCCTCACCTTGCCATTTGCCCTCCAACACTTTCAGCACCTCCACCACTTCGGGGCGGTAAGCGTCCTTATCTTCATCATCATTACTCTTGCTGCAAGAGAACAAGGCAAGAGACATTATTGCTAGAAATAGTATTTTTTTCATTTCATCATTATGTTAAATATTTATATAGTCGTCTTTTAATAACGTAATTTCATTATAGACTTCTTCCTTATTGTCGCAATCAAGCAGCGACCCACGAAGCCTGATTAATGATGTGAGTATTCTTTTCTTCGAGACACCGTGAATATAGCGCGCAAGCCTTAGGCAGTTTATATTATAGCAACACGACACTCTCTCTTTGAAGTGCATTTCATCTTCGCCAGTCTCAAACCGCACTCCTGCCTTTTGTAGCTCCATTATCCATTTAATGAAATTGGATATTTCGTCCGCTCTGCGATAGAATACATCGAAGCAATTCGTTTCCCCTATTATTCTCATACTATCATCGAAGACTTGCCTACGCCTCGGATATTCTATTTTGGCAGTAAATATCTGTCTGTAATTTTCCATCTTTCATGCAAATCTTCCATAAAACGTGACGCGGTATATCGCCACTATGTCGGCCTTGTATATTTTGAATCGCTGATAGTTGGGAGAGATGCACCACAATATACTGCTGTCATCTTCGTCAACGCACAGATGTTTAATCATCCTCTCCTCATTTGTGATAATCATATATATCTTATCAGGGTCTACCTTTTCCCAGCTGTCCACTTCCGCTATCATCACGATGTCACCAGACTTAATATTTGGCTCCATTGAGCAGCCTATTACGGGGAAAGCTCCGATTGATTTCGGCATGCCAGGAATGTCTATACATCCAGAGGGCTTTTGGCTCGACACCACCGTGGCTAGACTTTTTTCACCTGCGCTGACTTGGAGGTCGCCATAATACGGCACGGCCGTCTTCGTGCGCGCGCGTTCGGCTATATTAATGTTAGGCGTTGAGGCTATATGCTGGTTCGCTATCTCCGCATGCGTCTCTTCATTTAACATTTGTCCCTCACCAAGGCAGAGCCATTGGAAGCTGAAAATATTGTTAAATGAGTTGTTAAATCGACGCAGGAAGTTATCAGTAAGGACAAGCTTGTCCCCTCTTAGCGCTTTTGACATGTTCGCTTCGGTTGTACCCATGTGTACAGCCAAATCTTTCTGTGTGTGCACTAACCCCTTGCTCTTCACGTAATTAAAGGCTTCTCTTAGCCTTTCTTTTCTGTCCATAGTAGCAACTATTCTTGTTAATAAATGTAAAAGTAATAATATTTATTGCTATATTTCTTGTTAATAGCAAGTTTTCTTATTATCTTTGCATCACAATACAAAACGAGATTGCACCGCGATTTAAAACTATCGCACAAATGTAAGAATATTTTTTGACAATAACAAATAACAATAAGAAAAATGAGAAATATTGACGAATTGACGGCTGGCTTGAAAGCTGGCGAATGTGTTCTCTTCAACGAGAACGGGAGTAAGTTTAGGTTTAAAAGCCTGATGGAGGCCTGCAAGAACGCGACCAACCACGGGCGAAAGCCTGAGAATGGTTGGAACATCGTAGACGACTTGGGGGTAACATACGAAAGTGAGGATTGGGGGTTCTTGGCGAGCCTCGTATAAAAAGAAAACATAAAAACATGAACAACAAGACATTTAAAGAGCTTTACGAAGCCGAGAGGGACAAACCAACGGCCGCACAACACTTCATCACAATGGTGGCCAATATGACCCATCGCTCAACTAACACGGTTAAGATGTGGCTGACGGGGCGACAAGTCCCCGATGAACTGGCTAGAACCATCATGGCACAGCACTTTGGGTGCGATGCCGAACAATTATTCCCTACAAATAATTAGCGATATGGATAATCAGATAACTATTTTCAACAGCCCCCAATTCGGGGAGATTAGGACGGCTGGCACAGCTGATAACCCGATGTTCTGTTTATCTGACCTATGTCGAGTACTTGAACTCCAAGTAGGCGCGACGAAGAAAAGACTTAACGATAGGGGTATTAGTTCAATTAACACCCCTACCTACAATCAGCACGGAACACAGGTTATGCAAGAAATGGTATATATCAGTGAACAGAACCTATACAAGGTTATAATGCGCTCGGATAAGCCCCAAGCAGAACCATTCCAAGATTGGGTTTGTGGAGAAGTTCTCCCCACCATCCGTAAGACGGGCGGTTACATTGCCACCATGCCAGAAATGAGCGACGCGGAAATAATGGCCAAGGCTATGACAATAGCACAGAATACCATTGCCAACCGCAATGCGCGCATCCAACAACTTCAAGTCGAGAACAACGAGCAAAAAAAGCTGATAGCGCAAATGCAGAAAGGCAACGACTACCTTAATGTTATCCTTGAAAGTAAGGGAACGTTGGCCACAACGCAGGTGGCAGCCGATTACGGAATGTCTGCCGTAAGCTTCAACAAGCGGCTGAAAGAAATGCGCATCCAGCGCAAGGTAAACGGACAATGGATATTGTACACCGAGTTCATGGGCAAAGGCTATGTACACAGCAAGACCATCGCGTTTCAACATTCGGACGGACGCCCCGACACACGATTGTCGACAGAATGGACGCAGCGAGGACGGATGTTTCTGTACAACGCCCTGAAAGAGGCGGGTATACTGCCGCTAATAGAAAGAACG